TTAATCTACTGTAATTTCAAAATCGTGATAGTATGCTTCGCTTCTGCTCTCTTCAATTGCTTCTTTGTAATCTTCTTCGGTCCACTTGCTACGATCTGCGTCCTCATACTCTTCGTCTATAATATTTCCGTAACCATACTTGTCATTAATCTCTGCATATAAATCCTTGTATGTCTGCGCCTCTGCAGTATAGGCTTTACGGCCGTCAGTTGTTTTGCCTGTCCACTTAATCCATACGTTAACTTTATCAGTGGTAAGCGTCCACCAGCTGTAATCGTACTCATCAAGAATAGCCTGTACTTCTTCAAGCGTCTTGACATCTTTAAAGTCTGGCAGCTCTCGGTCCGGCTCGTCGTCATTAATCCAACTAAAGTAATCAGTAGTGAGTAAGTGCTGTTTGAGTGCTGCGAAGTCCTTAAACGTCTCCTGTGATTGTACTGTACCTTCTTCGATTGCAGTTAAAGTGATCATGTTCATTTCCTCCCAGAATTTTTTTAGTTTTTCAGCATTGTTCAGTGACATCTTGCCAATTGCTTCGTGGTCCTTACGATACTTACCAAGTAGTTGCTCGCTGATGTCAGTTGCCTGACTGATTCTGTACCCTGTAACCTTGTTGTCGTCCCATGCCTGTATTAGTTGTTCAATTTGCTTTCTCATGACCATTCTCCTTAATGCGTCTTGCTTATGTATATAATATACTAAATTATATTTTAGTAGTCAATAGATTTTATTAAATTTACTAAAATATTTTTTAGTATCTATGTAAATCCCCTCAACCACGCACTTTTTAGCAAATAAAAAAGCCGCCTACCTCCGAAGAGATAGACGGCTTTGAAGTTATTTATAGACTTTAATCACATTCATGCGGCCCAACCAGATCCAGTCATTACTACCTGGGCCAGAAGTCTTTCCTGTATAAATACGACCCCATCCATCATGCACCTCGAAGATGTACACGATATCGCCAGGGTTTAAATCATATCCGGCTTTGCGGTCCCAGTTAAAGCCTCTCCATCTGTTGCCTTGACGTTTTCGTACTTCAGCACCTTTGCTATCAATAGAGCCTTTAACATAGGCTGTTAGCGACCGTCCACGGTTCTGAGCGCGGTTGAATGCTGGCGTGATGGTGGATAAGCTAGTCGGCTTTTTGGCCTTAAAAACGCTCGTAACACTTTTGACAGTAGGCTCTTCATAGTTAGGACGAATGAAGTGGCTGATGCCCGTGCAGTCGTCCCAGCGTAACTTTGCCGGACTGTTCGCAAGACCATCCCAGTTTTGTTCCAGGATCATGCAACCATTTAAATCCCCGTCAGTGTAAACCAGTCCGATATGGCCATACTGATTATCAAAGCGACCGCGTGTAAATACTGCAATGTCACCCCTCTGCTGCTGAAATGACGGTGTATTCTGATGGACCGTAAATTGACCTTTAAAGTCATTGTTAAAGGCGTCTCTCGCGTTTCCCCACATGCGAATACCTGATAGCCAGTAGACATAATCTACAGCTAGGTCCATACACTGCTGACCATAGACGCCATCAAAGTCCACATACTTTCCAACGTACCATTCTAACCGTGTAAGAGCTTCATTGAATGTTTTCATTACTTTGCACCTCCGAAATTGTCCGTATTATCCACTTCAATTTGTGATTCGTCTGTGACTTCCTGCTCGCCTTTAATCGTCAGGTCCATATTTGGATCAGTAGGCTCTACCTTCTCCATGCTTAAATCTGAGTCAGTGAGCATCCCTTTAACAGTCGGGTCATCCACCACACCGATTAGCACTAAGATGTTAAGTACAGTTGTGAACAATGCATCAGCAGATTTGCTGTATTCAGAGATGTCATAACCCAGGATGCCGGCAACTTGATTGGCAAAGAGTAGTAATGCACTAAACAATGCGACAAGAAATGTTTTCTTCTTAAATCTGATAGCCCAGTTGATTTTCATTAGATTCCCTCCAAATTAAATAGGACACCCGAAGATGTCCTTAACTAAATACCTGATTAAGTATCCACAGTACGATGGAAATGATGGCGGGTACACTTAGACCCGCAAACCACTTTACATTTGTGGATATTTCAGCTAGTTTTTTGTTATTATAGTTGGCCATGTCACGTGCCTCATGAGCAACTTTAGCTGTGACGCCGTGCTTCGTTTTGAGTTCCGCAATGTCTTCCTTATTCTCGCCAGATAAACCAATAGCTGTACTCGCTTTTTCGTGTGCAGTATCTGCTCTTTCACGCACTACGTCTAGATTCGCCAGCTGTCCTTTGATCTCGCCCAGTGATTCAAATATTTTGATGATCGTGTCCTTATCTTCGAGTGGCATGTGTCACTCTCCCTTTTATTAGTTAGTCGTTTCACTTTCCAGTGCTTGTTGCTGTTGCAGCGCAAGCATCTGTCTTTGCAGTTCTTCCATCTGCAGCTGTGTATCTGATTTTGGCGGCTCGTCCAGTACTTGGCCATCTTTTAATTTGAGCGTCCGTCCATCCACTCGCACCTTGTCGATCTGCTCAATTAGATAATCATCCACAATAAAAAGCAGACCTGACACGTCAATGATCGTGCTGGAGCCTGCTTTAAATGTATTGATTGTGCCATCTGACTGTATATCTGATGCTGCAATAAAGAGCCGTGTCCGTCCCTTAATCTCAAAGCCATTCGCATCCACTAGACTGTCATATAAATTAACCATCCATCCACCCCCTATTTACTCGCATGGCCATCTTGTCATCTGTATTGACTCTGTTGACCATTCTGATTTCGACATATAAATTGACTGATCGTTTGTCCGGATAACCTTTATAAGGTGTAGATCCTGGATTCTTGCTAAAGTAGTCTTTCAAATCGACTTTGATTGACCAATACAAAGTATTGTTCTCGTCTGGATCAAATGACTTATTAATTGTATAGCGTTCTGTGGCCATCGCCTTACCTTCTGTCATGTGCCAGATACGAATTTCTGCCTGACCACTATTTGATGTACTTGAACCCTCTAATCTTACTGAGCCAGATAAAGTAATGTATTGACTTCTAAAAGTCGTCCAAACACAGTAGACGCGTTGAAATTCGACTTCGGTCGTTCTCATGTCACGTCCTGTGAACTCAACATAGGCTGGATTGTTAAACTGCTGAATCTGCAGGTCTAAATCATACTGCCTCACGCCGTTAAAGTATTCCTGCCGTCCGTCATAACCAATTAAATCAAAGGCACCTTTATTTGACTTAAAGCCGCCTCTTGTCATCTCTGTATATACGTCAGGGTCACGACTATCCCACACCTTTAACTTGTCGCCTGTAATCTCAATCCGGTTATAGCCCTCTGATCCATAGATGGTAACGTTGTTTGTATTGATAGTTCCGGATGTAATGGCCGTGGCCACGATGCCGAGATAAGTCATCGCGTTTTCAAAAGTCTGACCACCATCTTGACTGAATCCAATACCATTAGCGTTGTACCTGGTTACGCCCTGAGGATTCGAAGTATTGTAGCCATAGATGCCATCTTTGCGGTAATAAAATTGTGTTGTAGCTCCGGCGTTAATGATGTCAGTCGCTTCTTTTACGGCACGTGGAAGGACGGAAAAAGGAATAGGTTTCTTACCTTGCATGATGTCGCGAATATCCTGAATCGCATCGTACTGCAGCTGTCTATACTGCGCTGCAATGTTCTCGTTTCCGAATGTATAAGACGCTTCTATGAGGTCGCCTTCCTCGTCAAATTTCTCATTGATATCCACTACACGAATATATGTGTTAATGGCCTTTGAGGGAATAATCAGACGTACTTCGTCGCCCTCATTCAGCGCTGTATCAAATAGTGATGCGTCGACGCTAAACGACATCTTGTAAGTAGACTCTTGTTTTAACCTCGCTGCCTCTGAGACGGACGCTATATTCTTGTAGCGCTCATCATAAATAGGTTCGCCAAGTATCATTCCATATTTCTCGACCATCGGACTCCGCCAGAAGAAGTCTCCCTTTGGCTGTGGCTCGTCTGAACCCTCAACTTTGATGAAGTCATAAAAGCACTCGATGGCCGTACAAAACGAAGAAGTGTCAGTGTCGATGTCTAAATTAATCAGATTGTCGTCCTCATGAATTACAATGTCAGAACGCCGGACGCCGATTCTATTTCTCAGCTGAACTATCTTTGTACCAATAGGAATCACAAACTCAGCTTTGTGCCGCTCGATGAAGTACATAAAGCGTTGTGTCGAGTTTTCCTGTTTGCTATACGTCATGGTATTAGCATAAAAGTTATCGACAATCTGCAGAATGTAATCAGTCCCAATAAATAAAGAGCCGATACTTTCGCTAATCGTCATCGATTTATTCTCGACTTCGTCCATGTACCAGATCTGATTAAAGTTAAAGTAGAAATCAAGGACAGCATTAAATGATTTATTGCCGTGCCTATCTTCCTTCATGTTGAAGAGATGGTACCAATCGCCCTGAAAGTTGACTTTCCAGCACGCTTCGATGTCTGAAAGAAACTCATTATTGATTTCGTTACATAAAAAAGAGAGCGATAACTCTCGCTCTCCATTAATCCTTCTCACACGCTCGACCTGAGCAGATGCTGTAAATATTTCACCGTTTAAAGATTTGACTACAAGTTGGGGCATTTAATCACCTCGCTTTAAAATGCTACTTGTATCAGATAGCTTTAGTTTACCGCTTTTTATATGATTTAATAATGTCAGCGCGATGATATACAGAAAGGTTAGCCCTGTATTGTACTTGTCGGTATCTGACTGATGCTCTAGTATAGTCGTAAAAATATTACGTCCATCTTTGCTTACCTTACTGCCATAATATGCCTGTGCCTGCGGACTGTATTGACCGTTCCAATCCATCGTTGGGACTTGCGGCATAGTTAACTTAAACGTTGCGAACATGTCTGTACTCAATAAGCTGTAATGCTTAAATCGGTAGTTCCTGTCAATCCCGTTTGCTCCACCAGTCGTTGTGTGGCAGTTGATGGCAACCGCAGGCAGTATTTCATCAAACTTTGCGACAACTGCCTTCGTTTCAGCTTCACTAGCTGGTGCTTCGCCCTTGTAGTTGTTGCCCTTCCACTGTGCGTCTCCTACATAGCCCTCCCAATAATCAGTTGGAAAATTACGATTAAGATTGACCCCTCTACTCTGGTAATATTTGTTGTTGTGATAGCCCCATGGGTTGACTGACGGGATAAAGTAAACACTGTAATTATCCTTAATCAGATTGACGACCTTTTTGTCAAAGTAGTCGCCACCCCACACACCTTTTAGGAAGTCCAGACAATAGTAGACAGTCCACCACTCTGACCCGTGGATATTGCTGTCAATCCATAGATAAGGCTTACCAGCATTAGCCTTTTTGTAGCCATAAAGCATAAAGTCGCCGTCTTGAGACATGCCCAATTCTTCTTTGATAAATCCCACTGGCAAAAGTTGACTGTCTACATGATTTATCATGGCATTATAATTGGGATAGGGATTGACCTGGCCATAATTACCTAAAAAAGCATGTGCCTTATACATAATATCGACCCTCTAACTGTGCTGTAATATTAATATTAGCAGTATGAGCATTTTTAATTTGTACCTTAAAGCCATTACTAAACTTTAAGCCGTTAAACGATAACTTATATTGTGACGCACCGTCATCGTATTGCAAAAACTCAACATCCGCAAAGCCATATTTAACGATGTTAGCGATTGTTAAAGGTAGCTTGCTGTTGTCAGATGGATTAATGATTACATAAGGCTGTGACGCACCTGTCTTATCGTAACTTGTGATAATCACTTCCGCATTGACGTTGTTAGCTGATAGCGTCAGATAATCAACCTCGCTGATTGATGTTGTGCTATAAACGTCCGTCACAACTGTTGTGGCATAAGTACCGCTGACCGTCTTACTGATCTGCTGTGTGCCTGCGATACCTGTGCCTGTTGACGTACCACCTGTACCAGTTCCGACAGGTACAATAGCACTATCAATCTTAATCGGATATTGCGGGGTGCTGATTAATGTATAACCGTAATCTTCGTAAGGTAAAGGGGCAGTCCCTTTGTTTAGCATAATAGTGTCTTTCATAATTTCGACTGGAGAGACGAGCATATAGGCAGCTTTTGTGTAAGGGGAAAAATCAGTCAGCTTTTCAACACCAGATACTTTAGTCAATCGACTTGTCAAAGGTTTATTGTCAGCATCGTATAAACAATATCTAAATATATTATCTACTTTTGCGTAGACAACATCGGTAGATTTAACAGCAATTTTTTCGGACAGGTAGCGACCTACCTCCGCTGTGATGACACCTGTTGTGTCCATTGATGTGTCTTTTTGTAAAGTATACCGGTTATAAAGATTAGCGGACTTTTTGAAATGCACTTCGTCGTTAGGTGTTACGCTAAAATCAGTAATATCTTTTTTCTTTAGGAGAGGTGCGCTCTCGCTTTTTAACTTTTCGTAAAACTCTTCATACGGCAGCAGTGCTGACCCAGCATTGACCATAACCGTGTCATAAGGTAGTGAGGCGTTTGACAATCTGACACATCTCGCATCAGGATAAGACGATGCGTTGTATTGCGATGAATCAGTAACGCCGCTACGAGTAATCCACACTTTATCTTTTGTGTAAACTCCTATACGATAAGTACCGCGAGTAAAGTTGATTATCTTTGATTCGTCCAACTCGATAAAATCACTTAACCATCTAGTCGTGTCATCAATGATAGTGCCATCAACATCAACTGACTTACCTCTAAGTGTTGTATTCTTATTGTATTTATTTGTACTGATACTAAAAAAAGAGGTTTTTCTCGCAGTAACAGCTTTGTCGTTAAGTTTGAGCGTCGTGATTGATTTATCAGCCGGCACTGCGTTGACTGGTGCTGTGCCAGCAATAGCTTTAATAACTGCGTCACTTAAATGCTCAAGCCCGATCTTACCTAAATTTGTGTTAATATCCGCAACTGTCACTTCGCCTTTTTTAATAAGTGCATTTAACAATATCAGCAAATCACTGTATTGTTCATCGGTCAGCTGCCCTTCTGCTACTAGTGTCTGTAAGGCATTAGATTGTCCGTTTACCACATCAATCAATAAGTTAATAATATTTCTAAAATCAGATCCTAAGTCCGTTCCTACATTTGGTATCGTCATCTATTCATCCTCCTAAATAAATACGACTAGGCAGATTGCCTAGTCGTATAAAAATTTAATCCTTACATAAAATCTAAACTTCACAGGGCCTCTTACTTCCCAGTTGTTCCAGCCGTCAGACACTTCTAAAAATGTGAAGTTGGTTTTATCCAGTACATTTTTATCAGCAATCGTGACAGTGCTGCCTTTAATAACAAGCTGATTGCCTACTTTAACAGGGTCATTGTATCTAAAGGTATTCTTGCCATCGTATATTTCCAGGTACTGCGCATCTGCGTCTACTATGACATGTATATAATAGGCCGGGTACTTAATCAGTTTGATAGGCTCGTCGCCTATGTTTAAAAAGCGTGGCTGTTCGTTTGTGAATCGATACTTCCAGGTACCTGCATCACTGAGTGTTCCCATGCCGACTGGCCACTTACCGTTAAACTGTGCACCCTCATCATTAAGCGTGAGAGATGTATATAGCGATTGTCTGAATGGTGTGTCTAGGACTTTGAGAGGGATGGAGGCAAGGCCCCACGTCATCAAAGGCCTCTCATAGTTGTAATCACTATCCACCATAACCTTCAGCAATTTATTTGGTTCATACTTTTCCGCCACATAAAATTGGCCAAGTTTTCGGAAGAACTTATAAACCGCATCCCGCTTCAGTCTCCAGTCTTCTGTGTCCTTTGAAGTAGACAGGATATTAATAGAGACTTTCCTATCTTTCGCGTACCTCTTCTGATACTGATCAGCACCCACACCTTTTGTATAGATTGTTTCATATTCAATTGGCCCTAGTTCAAGGTCAAGCGCTTTAATACCGTAGCCGAGTGAGTCAACCGGAAGGCTGACCTCCTTGTAATTTAAATCATAAATCTTAAACACCGTAGTTCAACCTCCCTGTTTTAACTCTTCTTTTCGATTGTTGTCGTTGGTTATATCGGTCATTTGACTGACCAATATCATCATCTGTCAATCCCGGCTTCGCTTCAATTCCTGTAAGCTTCTGCAACATTTGCATCATTACATCTACTTGATCCATCAGGATTTGATTCTGCTGTAGTGTCGCTTCAAGTAATGCATCATTCCCTCCGAGGCTGGTCGGGTTAGGTAATTGATCTGTCTGTAAGCTTCTACCACTTCTTAGCTTCTGGCCAATTAACGACCAAAGTTTCATCGCCTGTGTCCGCTTTGATGGATCCGTTGGTACGATGTATTCCGGATGAGTCTCATTCAACTCAAAGAACCCATTGCTCAACGTCATACCACCGTTCGCATGTGCACGTGGTTTAGCTGCTCTTAGCCATGGTAATGGATTAATGTCGACACCATTCTGTTTAACACCAAAGTGCAAGTGAGGGCCGGTAGAGAATCCAGAATCGCCAGATATCCCGATTGTATCTCCTGGTTTAACTCGAGTCCCTGAAGCTGGCGAACGTCCATAATCTCTTAAATGGCCGAAGATTAATCGTGTACCACCATTATCGACTGTGACCCAGTTACCATATCCGCCTGCCATGAAAGGCTGACGTGTGAGAACACCGCCCATAGGAGTCTTCAGCGGCTGATAAACAAACGGGAAGTCAACCCCTTCATGCCACCAGCGTCCTGTTTCCCGAGTATAAGCTTCAGTATGTCCGAAAAAGTAAGTGATTAAATTAGGATCTAAGATGCCTGCAGTCGCACTTGCTGCACCAGCACTTTTGTTATCCCATTTTTTAAAGGTGTTTAACATCCCCTTTTTCAGCTGATTAAATCCAGCGCCCATGATTTTACCAGGCACCGCATTAATACCACTGAAGTCGACTCCGAACTTCTTAAGAACATATCCTACTAATTTCGATGGATTTCTAATCATATCGAAAATTTCAACTGCAGTATCTCTTATCGCTCCAGCTTTTTCTTGAACAGGCGCGCCGACTTTAGCAAGACCACTCAATGTTTGAGCTGTTTTTTTCTTACCAATAACTTTGTTGGAATTACTTACACCCTTAACAAAACTTTTTCCTATAAATTCTTGTCCGATTTTGATGCCTGAATAAATGGCATCTCCTACTGGCTTAAACCAATCTAAAGGACCACCTGCACCTGGGTCCGTATTATTTCTATTCATCATTCTCATGATGTCTAACGTTTGTTCACCATTAAATACAGTGGAACCTGCAGGAAGTAATCTGAGCGTGTCTTGTGCTGGCGTAAGTTCAATCTGACCGTTTGGGTATCTGATTAATTCTTGCTGATGGCCACCTGCACCGTTACCAGGTCCACGGTCACCAACTACAGCAAGCATGTCTTTTTTAGTGGCGCCGGTACCGGTTGATAGACGAGGAATAAGATGATCACCCATGCCAAGTTTTCTACCGACCCAATTTACACCATCAATCATCTTATTCAGACCGCCAATAGCGTGTTGCTTTAATCCGGATGCCATATCTTTAGCTGCACCAACCACTTTTTCCTTCATTCCAGTAACCGATGAACCGATGTTTCCAGCAAGTGTTTTAATGTTTTGCCATAATGTCTTAAATGGTCCTAGCGCGCCATCTTTGAGACGAGTGGCTGCATTACTCACATTTGTTCTCATGCTTTCCCAAGTTGTCTTCAGAAATCTACCTATTCCATTAAAGATATTTGTGGTGCCTTTGAAGAAAAGTGTGAAGGTGTTCATTGACGATCTATAGATTGTACTAATAGTTCCGCTAAATACTCCTTTTATAAACGCCCATATTGATTTAAACAGCCCTTTAAATACTGTTCCGAATCCAGCTATTCCTTTAAGTAATTTACCGATGAATTGCAATTGTACCCAATTCCAAATAACCTGAATTGCGCCGAAGAATATATCTTTGACACCTTCCCAAATCTTTCTGAAGTCACCCGTGAAAATGCCTGAGAAAACCTTAACTAATCCTTGAATGATTCGAAGTCCACCCGAGATTATACCCTTAATATTTTCCCACACGGATTTGATAATGGCAGCGGCTAGCGGCCAGACAAAACGAAATACCGCTAGTATGGCCTGAAAAACAATAGAGATGACGTTACCTATATTCCGAACCGCACCAACGATAGATGTGCCATTCTTCTGCCAGAATGTCGAAATCTGTCGTCCAATCTGACCAGCAAAATCAGATACTGCTTTCACTGCAGACATTACACTCCTTTTGATCATATCAACCGTCTGAGTGATTCCGACGACTAATCCTGGAGGGAAGAACTTAGATAGAGTGATAACGCCTTTTGAGCCGTCTCCTTGGAACAGCTGGAACACGCCTTTGATGACGCCGCCTACTGTTCTGAATACATTCATAACGCCGGTCATGGCCCCCGTCACAATATTCCGGAAGGTCTCACTTTTTTGATAAGCGATTGTGAAGGCAATGCCGAGTCCGGAGATGACGCCGACTGCAATACCAATAGGGCCAAGCAGACCCATTAGTGCAGGAGACAGTCCACCGATGACACCTGCAGCAGTACCCATGATTGAGATGATCGTACCGATGGCCAAGACAATCGGCCCGATAGCAGCAGCTAATAATCCAAATACAGTTATAGCGACCTGAAACGTCTTAGGCAGATCATTAAACACGTTGACTGCCTTACTGACCCCGTCCGCGATTCCTCGTATGGCCGGAGAGAGTAAGTCTCCAATCTTAATACCGGCCGTTTCTACAGCACCGCCTAACTCTTCAAGTGACCCTTTAAGATTGTTCTTCATTTTCTTTGCTGCTTCAGCCGATACACCATCTGACTCTTTCAAAGCTTTTGTCATCTTATCAATCTTTGTCGGTCCAGCTTCCATCAGTGTCATAAATCCCGACACCGCTTCCTTACCAACTAACGCTGATAGTGTTGATGCTTTCTGACTGTCTGTCATGCCTTCCAGCTTTTGTTTAAATTGGCCGATAACTCCGCTAATGCCAACGAACTTCCCATTTGAATCTTCTAATTCGATTCCCATCTTATTCATACGCTTAGAATTTTCTTCTGATGGATCCAGTAAAGAAAGTAAAGAACCACGTAATGCAGTACCTGCATTAGAACCATCAAGACCCGCATCTGTCATAATACCTATAGCAGCCGAAGTCTCTTCAAGTGGTATCTTCAGTGCATGTGCTGGACCTGCAGCGTACTTAAGTGCATACTGCATATCATTGATATCAGCTGCTGATTGATTCGCTGTCTGAGCAAGTACGTCCGCAACGTGAGTCGCATCTGAAGCTTTGAGACCAAATCCGTTAATAGCTGCTGCCATGACATCTGCCGTCTGTGCCATATCCGCTCCTGATGATTCAGAGGCGGAAATAACACCCGGCATCGCGCCCATGATCTCCTTGGCATTAAAGCCCATCGCCGCCAAGTTCTCCATACCGGCAGCGACTTCTGAAGCACTCTTGGATGTTGATGCGCCTAAGTCCATCGCTTGCTTCTTCAGCTGTTCAAACTCGCCTTTTGTTGTCCCCGCGATTGCACCCACACGACTCATCTGTGATTCGAAATCTGCAGATGTCTTTATCGCGGCACCGAATCCTGCAAGCAAAGGCACTGACATGCCAATTGTCGCTTGTCGGCCGATATCTTTTAAACCGTCGCCGATGCCAGTCAACTTAGGCGCCATGTTCTTCATTGCAGATTGTGCTTTTCCTAGTTGAGTGTCAAGATAACGCGCTTCATCTGCGGCTTTACGTTCAGCTTTCTGAAATTCCTTGAAGTCATCGACAACGCCATTCAGCTCGCGTTTTGTCTTATTCAAGACATCCAGCTGCTTATTAAATTCATTGCGTGCTGCAATAGCTGCTTTTGAGTTGGCACCCTGTTCATCAGCTAGTCGGTTGTATCTGTCTCGCAGATCCTCGACATTTTTCGTCTGAAGCTTAATCGCACTGTCAAGTGTGCGGATATTATTCTTGTAGCTATCCATTGATTTTTCGCCATACTTCAACTCATTCGATGCCAGCTTGATGTCGCCTGATAAAGACCGGAAGCTTCTGCGGATTTCTGTCAACGTGCGATCTATCCCCATATCATTTAAGTCGAGACCAATCGATAAACCCTTGATTTGTTCTGTTGCCATATATGTCCTCCTTTCCTTAAATATCGAAAAAAAGCCTCAACCACAAAATGGTCAAGGCTTATAATGCTGCGAGTAGAGCATCCTGTTCTTCATCTGTCAGGTATGTGCCTTCAGCTTCATTCTCAAGTAACTGCAATAAGTACTGATAAGGCATAGCAAGTATTTCATTTGCATCCTTACCGTTCTTCACAGCATGTAGCATATAGGCATCCATATCGTTCTTTAATGTTGTCCAGGTTATCTCTATTCCTTCTAGTTCAGACTCTCCAGGTACTTTTTTGTTTCATCACTCTGGTACCCTTGAGCCACGAACTGAACTTGTTCTTTTAATGTGTTGATTGCGTCAGGCGAATGAAGACGTTGAAGAATATCGTCGCGGTTAAACTGATGGTTAAAGATTCTAATAACAAGGTCAATAATTTCATCAACCTGCTGTTTCTGACTCATTCCACTATTAGGATCTTCAATTTTTTCCATCAAGTCTACACTTTCGTACATTAGTGAGAATGGAATAAATCCAGGCGTCATATACGGAATCAGTTCAGGTGTTTCTTTATTTTCTGCATCTTTAACTAACCAGATTACGTTACGTTTTAATTTTGACATGAGTGATTACTCCCTTTGAATTGTATTTTTTATGTTGTCGACAAGATAAAAATGAAAAGCGACCAGATGGCCGCTTCAGTTATTTCTTTGCAGTTGTAGCTGCTTTAGTTTCTTCTGGTGTTTCTTCCTTCTCAACGCCGTCACCTTCGACCAGTGCAAGCACTGGACGGCCTAGCGAGTTATTGACTGATGTCAACGCTTCATAGCGATCTTTTGAGATGCGCTTAGATGGAGCGTAGATGTCACCTGCTTGATATTCCTTATCCTTGTCTTCGCCGTCTTTAAAAGGTGTGAGTACACGATACTTGTTAGTTGCCATTTGTCATTCCTCCTGTTTATTTGATTAGATTACTTGAGTGGGTGGTGCTGCTTTGTATGCGCCTTTAAGCAGTTCTGTAAAGAAGTCTGCTTCAGTTCCGAGAGCTGACGCGCTGTCCCATGTGATTTTACGTTTGCGATCTGATTGACGGTGCATCGCTGTGCCATCAGTATCTTCGCTGGAGAAGTCCCAGTCAGCCTTAGCTGTCTCACCTTCAAGTTTAGGATTAGAGAACATGACTTTAGTGAGTCCGATAAGTTGATAAGTACCATCACGTCGCTCTCGTTTGAACCATACAGCAACATAGTTATTCTGCTGGCCAGCCACTTCCGAAATAATACCTTTCTCATCTGCTTTCTCATTGAAGATGATTTTACGGATTTCAGCCGGAATTGCATGCATCGTCATTCCGATCTTACCGCTTCCGTCAGTGTTACCCGCTTCAATAATCAATCCATCAGCAAAAGCCGTTTTAAGTTCCCCGCCGGTTTCCACACTGATTTTCTGCAGACCGCGTGTTTGTGTCACGTTAGTGTAAGTAGTACCGGTCAGTTCGTCAGTTGCCACAACTGCGAATCCTAAATCCTTTACATTGATAAAAGACTTAGGTGTCTTTGCTTGTGCATTTACCATTTTGTTTCCTCCTGTTTTTTAAGAATTAAAAAAGAGATGACTTAAGGTCATCCCTGTAAATGATCGTTTCGTAGCGTCGAGTGCTACTATAAAGTTTTAAATCGCGATTATAATCCGGCTTGAAGTTGGTGACGTTACCCATCTTTAACTTTTCCCACAACAATCGCTGGATTCTATTCGACAGTTCATTTCGTACTAAACGGGCCTTATATGCTGTGCTGTACTTTACAAATACATCGACCTGGACAATGTAGGAATAAGCTGACTCATCGCCGTCAATGTAAGCGATAGGTACAGGATCATCAATGTCATCCAACACGATATAAGGTTCTGCCATAGAAGATGCATCCGGATAATCATTGAACTTGATACGATTACCCACATACTTCGCTATCACTTCATCGTCCTTAATGGCATCATATACTATTGTCAGTATATCTACTGTCATATCATCCCTCCTATCGCTATCTTGATCGCCTCAAAATAAGCTTCACGTCCTGCACGCATTGCACGGTCTATAGCACCTTTACCTTTAGTCTCAACCCACTTGCCTGACCGGTCATAATGGCCACGTTCATTGAGATGGATTAAACGATAACGGTCTTTAGGTCCTTGCCAGTAAATCTTGACTGTGCGATTTCCTCGAATCCACATCGGTTCAGATATCTTAATTTCATCAATAGATGCACCGGTATCAGCAAAGGACTCCATTTGACTCTTAATGTATTCCACTATCACTTGCGCTCCGATAACAAGAGCTTTATCAGTAATTTCCCGTCTTGCCTCTCGTCCAAAACGACTTTCAAGACTCCGCTCGAATGCTTCAAGGCCTTCTAATTCAATCGGCATCTTTCACACCTGCAGTAATCATGATGAATCGTTTGTCTCTCGGATCAGGCTGCACATTAAGAATATTGAAGCGCTTGTCCTGGAACATGTAATAGTTGATGGAAACATAGTCTGTGTCTCCGTTCGGCACGTACTCACCCAGCGTATCGCGGATAAATATCTTCAGATTAGATTCAGTGCCATTCGCGATAGCCTGTTCTAAATCTCTGAGCCACACCGTATCGACTTCTGCCATGCATTCAAAGAGTACTTTCTCTTCAACTTCCCCGGCTTCCGGACCGTCTGTCGCGATGAACTTGTAGAACGTGACCTCAGTATCGAGATCGCGTAAGTTCTTCGCTGCACGTTTAAGAGGTGTAATCAAAGAACTGCCTGTATTACGAGAAAGTGGTGTCCTGACCATTAGACCACCTCATCCGGAACCTCAATCAAGCTGATACCGAGGTTGTTAATCTCAGAAAGAAAGTTGTCATAGAAGTACTCCAACATGTCATTAAATCGATAGCGTGTCTGCTGATAAACCAAGTCTTTACCGAGTGCATTACTGTCAATTTCAAAGGCACCACATCGGCTCTTTATGTCCGCATATGATGCCTCTAACATTCTTGTGATTTTCTTATCTTCAGAGGAGTGCGAGATGCGATTATCATCCTTAAACTCCTCTACATGTGCTGTCGTGATAGTCATGCTACCACCTCATTTCTTAGACTACTGGAGCAGGCATACCAGGAATAGCAAGATCATAAACTAAAGAAGTTTTGTTATCTAAAGGCTGACCATGAGCAAAATGTTTCGTGATAAATAAATCACAGTCTTCAAGCGCAAGCGTCTGATCATAACCTTTAATTTCTACATTGCCTGTATGAACCGCTTCGTAACGAGAACCTACGAATGGTACAACCTTAGCCGATGGTACGAATTCAGATACAACTGGATCAATGTTGTAAGGTAATGATGTAATCCATAAGCCATTTTGCGTCTGAATTGTATTTGAAGCTTCAACAGAAAACGAATCGGCTGGGCTAACAAGCATTGAGATTTTACCTCTGACATTGACAGGCTTACCTTTTTCCGTAACAGATAAAAGTGTACCTACACCAGCTAACTCCTTAGCTGTCGTTTTATCATCAGCGAAAGTTAATTTTCCAGATGAAACTTTGTCTTTTACACCTGTAACATTTCCGTCCTCATCGTATGTCATTTGTTTCATAAGACCGACAGGTTGATGGACAGTAGAACCGCCACCTTTAACAACGCCTTCTTCAATCTTTTGACCAATTGCTTCAACAAGCTGCAGACGAACAAATCGTTCCACCCATTCCGGTCCGAACTCTATTAAATCTTTAGGTACAATCGCGAATGCTGTTAACTTGTTCTGAGTGAACTCAATAGCACGGATAGATGCACCGATTTGACCTTGAATCTTACCGAAGATTTCACCCCATACCGCTTGACCAGATGGATCTGCAAGAATGAGTCGAGTTTTTAAGCCACCCAGCTTAAAGTTGATTTTATTTAACAGCGGACGTTCCACTTTAATATCATCAAAGATTCGTTCTACAGTTGTCTTAGGAATCAGCTCGCCTTTTTTATATAAATCATAATTCGCATCATCTTCAACAAGCATCTTGAAGAATTTACGTTCTTCTGCAAGAAGCACATTATTGCCACGCTGTAATTTAACATTCATGTCACTTGATGCATCATTGTATTCACCGCGTGCCGTTTGCATTACTTCATCTTTCAGACCTTCCGCGTAAGCTTTCATGTATTCGCCTTGCAGTTCTTCTATTTCTTTTGCTTCCTTACCTTCACGAACAGCTGTTAAATAAGCCTGTCGTTTTTCTTCTGCAGCCATTTGTAAATCTGTGTTTGTAAACTTAATAGCCATTTGATTTCCTCCTAGTAATATCTAAATTTTTGTTTTGGTTGTTCAATTTTTCGTTCGTCAATGTTTGGGGTCCTTTCGTTTAGAAGTAATATTCTTACTTCTTCAAGCATATTCATCATTTCTTTATATCCTTGTGAAAGCTGAAGGTTTATATCTAACCCTTTAACATTGCTAGTTTCTTCAGGTGTTTCAACCAATTTGATACGCTGTTCAATGAGCTGATCATCAGCATATGCATTAAGTAACTCTGCTCTACCTGCAGAATTAAATACCTTAGCTGGCGTCTTGCTGTACTTCGATAATTGCTCCTTAGTCGCACATGCAACCATCTTATTCGCAGTGATAACATTGTCGATTAATCCATAAGAAAAAGCCTCTTCCGCAGTCAACCAAGTTTCTGCATCCAATAAGGCTTTAAGAGTTTCTCTATTGAGTTTTTCGGACTTATCGAGATACGCAGTCGTCACTGTATCAGTTAGCTTTTCAAGATAGTCAGCCGCTTCACGGAAATCATTATGATTGCCAAACACACCCATCATCGCATTATGGACCATCATCATTGCATTTTCCGGCATGTTGATTTCATCAGCTGCCATTGCGATGATTGTGGCCACACTTGCACATAACCCGTCAATGTTTGCAGTGACTTTAACAGGATGTCGCTTCAGCATATTGTAGATGGCTACACCTTCATAGACTTCACCACCAGGAGAGTTAATGTTAAGGACGATTTCAGTGACACCCTCAAATCTCTCAAGCTGACTTTTGAAGCTATAGGCGGAGACTTCATCTTCGAACCAGCGCCAGCCTTCCGGAACAATTTCTCCATAAATATCGATAGTTCCGACCGTGCCTTCCTGTTTCAGCATCAAGATACTGTTCTTTGTCATTTGTTATCACCTCCTTCCAGTGCTACAGTTTCTACAGATTGATAGTTCTTCGTAATCACATACTTATCAAGCTCCACGTTATCAACCGCTTCTTCGCCCAGCATTTCGCGTATCTGATTACCGGTAAAGGTTCCGCTTGCCCTAAGCTTGTCTACCGCTGTAGCAAGCTCTAATGGATCCTTCTTGTTGATTCCAATCATCTTAATCTTCGCTCCACTGAGATATTCATCCGGCTCGAAGAACTTCGCATTCATCTCGTCATTGATCAGCTTTAAAAAATAACCGAGACAATACTTATTAAATGATGTCATGGCATTCTCCAGGTCTGCCATCTCGCCGGAGATAAGCACCGGCGGAATGCCAATCATTCTGGCCACGTCTTCAGTCACTGACTTCTTGAGTTCGTTCAGCTCCTTAAATTCCTGGTTGCTGCCTCCGAATGGAATATCCTTATACTCGATTCCGGCCGCCTGTGGCACGATGGCCACCGGCTTATCAAAAGAGTTATAGAGTCGCTTAACAAATTCGTTCAAACGTGCAATCTGATCAGCTGTGTATGTGCTGCCTTTAATTGGCATCGACACCGTACCGCGAATCTGATTGTTGAGCAAGTGTCTATCAATCATCCGTCCGAACATCTCGCCATAGTCTGCAAAAAGACCGTCAACAAATCGTTCTAGCTTCTGATTCGCGTACTTCATATAGATGACATCACTCATCTTAAAGACACGTTCATACTTATAATCTTTGACATAGACATCAGAAAATGTGTCATCATAGAGTGCCATTTCATCCCGCTGAAAATCCGTGGCTACGACTAAATCCTTAGTGTCAGTCTGGATAATCAGAACTTCACCGTCATAAATCAATTTAGTCATCACTTCATGCCAAAAGTTCGCTGCACTCTGATCTGTATTCGGCCGGACATTAAGCTTGTAAGTGAGCGCGTCCTGTTCTGCCTTGTTGGTGCCTTTCACAATAAACCTGGTCTGAGCGATTGCCCTGGCCAGATATTCAATGCTTGTCTGCAGCGCCATCCGTTTTAGGTAGGAGCGTGCTGACAGGTCCTGCACGAGATCCAGGTCAAGAATGTAAGATGCTTCTTCTGATCGCGCTCGCAGTGCGAAAATATCCAGTATACCCATTTATTCACCTCCTTCCTTAAAAGTCGAGCGCATCAAGCATGTCGAATGCTTCGTTAACGTCAAAATCTATGATTTCATCCGCTCTATAGAGTGCGTGCAAGAAAGCGTGGAAGCCATCTGTCTTACGTTTAAATTCATCTTTTTTGATATACTCGCGTTTTCCGGTTGAATGATTTACTTTGACAGCGACATTATTGATATACCATCGCATTAAAGGGTTGTCTTCCAGAACAAGCAAATGGTTAGAGAAAATTGTTTCAATGCGTGGATGCAGCAGATCATGAATTGCTTTAGGATTTTTTATTACTTCATAATCAATATTTGCTTCTTCAAAATATGTTCTTAAAAGTTCTGACCTGTAATTATCCATAATTACTTTTTCAAGACCATATTCTTTACTCATTTCAGTAAACCAGTTAACAACAACTGTCGGATGAATAGTAGGGTCATCTAAAATTGTAAGTAAACCATCTTTCTCCCATTTTTCAATAGGTGCATCAATTTTTACTTTCTTGAGAAAGTTCCGGAGAACAAATGAATGTGTTTTCCAAAAGTATTCATCACCTTTTCGAAATAATAAACCAACAGCTGCAAAATCTTTCACTGAAGCATAATCAAGACCGCCGATACACATTCGCTGAGACAAATCTGGCATAAGCCGATTAGTGGCCAAGATGTCTTCCCATGGTGCAATGATTTTACTTTCATCAACTTCAGGAATATTCATCCGTTTCGTCATAAATTCTTCTCTGACACTTGCATCATCAAAATCAGCATATTCATCAAGCATTGTTTCATAGAGTGTTTCAGCGTATGGACTTAGAGGAAGTTCAAACATTGGATTAGCTTTCTGCCAGTTATCTGTATCGTCCACCTCGTCAGCTTCATCCAACTTACAGATAAAAGGAAACAGATTGCTATCTGGAAACATCCCTTTCAGCACACCTAACGCTTTTTCTAACATGCTATCGAGGTAACCACCTCGTACATAGCCGTTAGACCCAAGGAAGAACTCTCGCGGATCTTTCTTCTTACCTAAACCAGAAGAAAACACTCGAACAGTTGCGTTGTCTGTGTACTGATGAATTTCATCGTATATAACACATCCATCACGAAGACCATCTTTTGTACTTGCATTGGACGTTCTATAACGCAGAATACTTTTTGTTGCTCTAGACTGTATCTTCTGTAGATTAGTCGCAAATGCTTTATGCAATGTTGTGTTCTGCTTCTTGCTTAGGTCAATAGCGTCGTATATCTCTTCAAACGATGTCTTTGCCTGGTCCTCCGAGTTTGCAACAATGGAGACATTATATTTAGGAACGCCATGAAACTCTGTCATTAGGAAATGAGCGATTCCAGAAAGCAATCCATTCTTACCACCGCCCCGTCCGACCAAAAAAAGAAAACGCCTGTAGAAGACATTTCCGTTACTTTTATACAAAAAGATGAAACAAATAAAAAATTTCTGAAATAATTCTAACTTAAAGTGCCATTTTTCGATGAATTTAATACATTTTTCTATCTTATCTTCATCAAAATAAAGGTCCTCCCTGTTAAGAATATGCTGCTCAAGATACTCAACTAACCACACTCTTTCTTTATTAAACTTAATCTTACCGTCCCTGTAAGCCTGAATGTAGTCAGTGACATATGCCGGAATTTTCATAGAAGATCATCGGATTTATAAGTAACTTTGCTGTCGACAATATCTTCATCTTGAGTGTTCCTGGTCGTGTAAATCGTCTTCTCTATTGCCAGGAGGGACGTGTTAATCCTTGTCATATCAGCAAGCAGAGGGTGACTCTTAGTAAATGTCTGTGAGCCGTTGACCGTCTTTACAACTGGACCATCTTTATTCACTTGTGCTTTTATCTTCCGGAACATCTTGACCAACTCAATATATCTTTCGACCTTCTCGACCTGCTGATAATCATCAATGTCTATATGTTCCTCCAGCTGTTCTCTAAGACGTGAAATCGCTACTGTCATTCTGCCACCCCCCTATATACGAATTTTTATTAAAATAGTTGGACAATCGACCCCTATGCCGTTTCCCACGACCTCATTTTCAGGTTGAAATTTTTCGACCGGGGGGTGTCCTTCATTTTCTTCTGATAAACTGTCTTGATTTATTTTTCATTCTTTCTTTATGTTGTATCTGTTCGGTGAATGTCGGTGTGTACATTGTTTCTTTTAGTTTTTGTTCAATGTACTCATGCATATTCTTATGACTTACCATCGCTCATCATTCCACCTTTTCTTCTTGCCCTGATAACGGTCGTGCTTTTTGTTATGACACTTGATGCATAGCGTAATCAAGTTGCTATCAACTAATGCTAAGTCTGGTCTGTTCTGCAACTCTTCAATATGGTCAACGTCCAAATACTTGTGCTTGCGTTCCTGAGCAGTATCAATGTTGAAACGATTGTAGTCGATAGATACCTTGCCATTTCGTTTACACTCCTGGCATTCGTAGTTGTCTCGCTTCAGTATCTCTTCACGCTTACGTCTCCATGGCGACGACTTGTAGAACTTGATGCGTTCCTTCACTGTGTCGTACATACTATGCTCTCTCCTAGATTAAAGACTGTGTCAGTCTAGATACATATGGATCACCTGTAGTTATGATATAAATAAAAAGACATTCAATTAAGAATGTCTTTTCATACCGTACACTTATGTACATTTGTACGACAAGTGCGGACAGTTACAGAAATAGATTTGATTCTAATTCATTTCTTATTTTCTCTTTACTTCGTTCAACGTTCTTTTGTATAGTACTCTTGCCTACACCTAAGAGTTCAGCTACTTCTGTATATCTCATCTTCTCGCATTCAATCATCAGGAATACTTCCAACTCTTTCTGAGTCAGCTTTCTTAGTGCATGACTTATAGGATTGTTCACATCTCTGATAAAATCCTGGTACTCATCGTCAGATACTTTATTGTATCCGGATGAATCAATCACTGCTTCAATAGTTGTCGGATTAATCACATAGCATTGAATCTTGTCGATAGCATTAGAATTAGGTGCATGCCCTTTCTGCATCCAGTCAATCGAGTAGTCAAGATCTACAATAATACTTCTGAGAATCTTTAGTTCATATTCATCAGTTGTGTGGTCAAGAAGTTTCTTCGTTTCTTTTCGGGTCTGCCTATACTGCATCAACAAATCAATCATAGTGAGCCTCCCGTCTGTGGTATAATTTATTGTCAGTAGATTAACCAATGAGCCGGGAAGGCTCTTTTTTATTTGTGTTAACCACGACCAGAGTTCTGAAATACTTTCAGAATAAAGATGTCGATGAGTGTCCACCCTAATAGAAATGAAATTACCTTAATCATTCTGTTCACCCTCCTCAGTTTTGAGAAGCTTGTATTTCTCATCAGAATCCATCATCGTATCTCTGTTGATTCTTACAGTACCTACTGCTTTAATGCCAGTACCTGCAATGCCGACATAGATTGAAACAGATGTCACTTTAATGACAGTATCTGCAAAATAGTTTTCTCCTTCATCTGTCTTCAAAACCACTTTATCTCCTACCTTAAAATCTTCCTCCTGTTCAACAATTTCAATGTTGTCTGACTCTTCATCTTCAATATCCACATCTTCTTCAGAGAGGTTATCAAGTGTTTCATCAGTCGTCTCAATCATAAGTGTCTCACTACCTTCAAGTGTCAGTTGTTCCTCATCATTTACTTCTCTGAAATCCGCATCGATAATATCATCTTCATAATCGTCCATGGTCATCTGATCATCATCTTCATCTTTGAAGAGTTGACGTCTAATATATTGTGCTTGATCATATAAAATATTCTGTGTTTCAAACGGCACATTATCCCCATCTATCTTATGGATGACCTTGCCTTCCCTTAAATCGAATTGAGCAGTAATGGAGCCACGTTCAATTACGAATAATACTTTTGTCTTATCCACTTGAAACTTAAGTAGACGTACTACATTGCCGTCCACTCCAAAAGTCTTAGTAATCAATTCATCTGCAAGTTTAATGTTTCTCATAACACTCATTTATATTTCCTCCAGTTTAATTATTATTTTGGGTGTATTGCTATAACGCTTGGCTGAGTGCAGTTCGACGACCTGACCATCATCTTTCCATATGTGGCCGTTAGCAGCATCGAGGACTGTCTTCAGTAGGTTGTCGATGTCTGGCTTCTTTGAGTGGAAGGCTTTCAGCATCCTTGCTTTCTGTGGATTGCTCCATGATTTCAGCATTGGCATTTCGAAGAGTACGGTTAATTTGATTTGTCCTTCCAGCTCAAGTTTAGGCATCTGACGCTGGATGAAATCCTTATGTGCCATATACTCTTTATTCATATAGAACTGTACAAACGGCGGCTTACCTTTTGCTTTAACTATTCTTGCTCGTGGTCTTGACGAAGCCATCGGTTTTTCATAGTGTTTTTTATTGATGTAGTTAATCGTGAATTTGTGAGGTGTCACTTCTTTACCTCCCCAGTAATCTTTTCACTTCTTCCAGAATGTTGCGTTCTTTCTTCTTAGACATTTCTCTTACCTCGAATACGACCAAAGAAATTAACAGCTTTCGTGAATGCCGATTCCTTTTTTATTGGTTTTTTCATTCCCTCAACTTCATCCGGCTGATCCAGGTGTTTGACGATAGCCGGCAGGTCATCCTGTTGAATAACCGTAGGCTCTTTAACAGGTGGCTCTGTCTTTCTGCAATGTTCTGATTTCAGGACTTTAACCGGGATAGGGAAGTTTTTCTGCAGCTTCTCACTTCTGACCATCGCCCAGGGTTGTTTATATTTGCGGTAGAATCTTCTGACCTGAAAGAGTCGGTTATCTTCAGGCATGAATAGCAGTTCATAGTATTCGCCTTTTTGTGGTTTCATCAGTTCCATCCTCCAAACATCATTTCTAGGTACTTGTTCGTTGCTTTTGCATTAGGTGCCGGATGCACTTTCTGAGGCTTGCGGTCTATGCGTGGGATGAAGATAGAATCTCTTTTACCGTAATCAATCTTAGGTGCGTATGTTGGATTGCTCTTGATGCTTACTGTGCCTGCTACATATTTCATGTTTATTACTCCTTCCAGAAGTTTTTCAGTTCTTCTTCAAGTTTTCGTTTTTCGTCGGCTTCTTTATCTTCCTCGCCTCTGAAATTAGCAATCTTCTTTTTAAGTGCTTCACCTCTTGCAATTTCTTCAGGTGTCATTGCACGTTGTTCCTGCTGCTTATTATTCTCTAGATCATTTATCCAAGCTGGTGTTATTTCTGCAGGTTGATTTGGTTTGTTGCTGTAAGTTTGTTTAGTCTGCCGCTGCTGTTCATATACTTTGATAGCATCTACAGTCTTTAGGTTACGTTTCTTCCAATCATTCAAGAGCCAATTGATAAATTTATAATCATGATTGCCTCCGAATGCTGATTTCTCGATTGCATGCATCATGATCTCCTTACCATATGAATCAAAGTCATGTTGAATTTTTTGAATCGTCATAGGCGATGGATTCATTTCAATGTTTTCCTGATAACTCTGAAAGACTTCCTGAAAAGTGTCGTCGTATACAATACTTCTTACATTCTTTTCATTCTTTAATTCTTTATCATTCTTTACATTCTTAGTCTTGTATCGTTCGATGTCCGTTCGATGTTCCGTCTGTTGTTCCACTCGTTGTTCTATCTGCTGTTCCGTTCGTTGTATCGTCTGCTGTTTTTTTATCTCTTCATTTCCTTGATAAACGTCGTAGTTATGCACTTTTATGGTTGTTCCGTTTACTGTCTTTTTTGTACTAATCATGTCATCGGATTCGAGTAACTCCAGAAAGCGTCTTACTCTGTTTCTTGAAACACCCCAGCGTTCAGCAAGTTTCAGTTCGGATGTATGGAAAGTACCTCGCTTTATGGTTACTAAGTTGCCACCTATCATTGTTTTCTTCTCAGTGTGATTAGTCAGCAATATAATTTCCATCCACCATTTAAATCTGACTGGATCCTCCCAAATCCAATGGTCCATAACCTGACGATGTAACTTAATCCAACCAGCCATAACTTACACCTCGCTTTCTTAGCTGACTGGTTTAGAAAGGTAAATCGTCATCATTAATATCAATCGGTCCACCATTTGCAAAGGGATTCGCTGTCGTTCCTGCTGCTGGACTTGTGTTCTGTCCCTGGCTTGTTCTCGATGTTCCGTAGTCATAGCCTGCAGAACTCGATTCATCCTCTTGGTTATTCTTCTTATTCAGGAAGAGGACTGTTGAATTGACGTTATTCACGATCAGCTGCATGCCATAATGTTTTACACCGTTGTTATCCTCATAGTTGTTATTGCGCATCTCGCCTTCAACTGCCATCACATAGCCCTTCTTTGCGTACTTGTTGATGAACTCTGCAGTTTTCTTGAAGGCAACGCAGCGGATGAAGTCTGCTTCATATTCGCCGTCATTATTTTTAAATGAACGCTGTACTGCTAAATCAAAGCTGATAACTTCAGTTCCGGATGGCGTAATCCTGAACTCAGGGTCCTTGGTTATTCGCCCTATGAATGTGCATTTATTCATTGCTTTCCTCCTGCTATATAAACGGGGACACCCGCTATCTTTTGTATTGAATCCTTAATCAGTGGAGCATTTGAATTGTTTTTGGATAAATGAATCAGATGAATCGCCTGTAGCTTACTTATGTCTGTTGCCTGCAGAAAGTTCGATGCATGTTCCAGACTGAAATGTGATTTCATGATTCGTCTGGCCAGCCCTGGATGAAGCTTACCTTCCTGAATGTTCCGCTGCATCTGCTCATACAGATAGTTGATTTCTAGCATCATATGCGTGATGCCCTTGAACTTGTAACGTACATAGTAAGTGTCAGTTACAAACAACAGCTTATATCCAAGCTCGCTTTGCAAGAGATAGCCACATGGTTCTGCAGCATCGTGTTCAACGTCGAAAGGCATGATGATCCAGGTGTCTATTACAAAAATCTCTTTAATCTTCACTTGATGTAGCCGATGATGCTCATCCATATCAGTCGCCTCTGCCGTGCCTGGTGTCATATAGCAATCAAGTCCGTGAGCCATGTACTGTGAAAGAAATTCTGCATGATCCAGGTGTTCGTGAGTTACTAATACACCTTTCACTTTGTTTGTTTTAAAGTTAAGTGCCTTCTGAACTGTTTTGAAATTAATACCGGCTTCGAGCAACAGTTCAGTCTGGCCATCGGATATGTGATAGCAGTTACCCGATGACCCTGAACCGATTGTAGTGATTAAAATGGTTCTTCTTCACTTTCAGGTGATGGCTGCACTGCAGTCGCCGGCTCTTCTGCAGGTACTTCCGGAAAATCACTCACGTCTGTGTACTGTGCATCTTCGACATCATGTTCAAAGTCCAGTTCTTCTTTATTGGCCACTTCTTCAATCTCTGCATCAAAGATTTCTTTGCGCTGACGTCCATCTGATTTATAGATTTCTTGCTGCAGAAGACTAGAATCATCTGAGCTGTTCAACAGTTTCTTACATGCCCGGTTAATGACTGTTTTCTTGGCCATCTCCTGTGGGAATCTTCTATGAGTGCCATCTTCTCTGAACTTGCCTTCATATACCATCTGAGATTGTTTCCACGCTTCTTCGATTTCCTGAATGGTCATAATCTCTGTATAGTTCTTTGATTCGTCTTTAAATACTACTGTGCAATAAGCTCCTAAAATCTTCTTAGTGTCGCGATTACCAAAGGACTGACTGTGTCCGAGATCAACAATCTTACCGTTTTTAGTCTTATACTTAACGTCATCACCTTCAAAGATGACCTCTGCATTAATCTCTTCACATCCAGTCACACGCTTAGTCACTGACATTGTTCCGAGATATGAACGCTGAAACTGAACCTTGTCACCGTACATGATGAAGTAACCCTGGTTCTTTGCCGGATTCAATCCCTGTACGACCATGTCCATCAATGCGTTGGCCACACTGTTTGGATTTGCGAACTCAAGCGCCGGCTTATAACCATCTTTTTTAGATCCTTTTAAATCCTGCAGCGTAAGCATTGCGGATTTCATTGCATTTTCAGGTGAATAGTTGGCCGGAAATTTTAGGTCTCCTTGAGACTCCAGGCTTTTTACTCGAGCAAGCACGTCGTTACCCATTTTTTGATTTTTAACTAAGATTTGATTTGTCATGTTTATTGCTCCTTTTATTGGTATAATTTTTGTAATTTATAACAAGGTGGTGAAAATATGAAAACCGATCAGAAAAAAGTTAATGTTATTTTAGAGTACTTATTGGATATGTCTGGGATAATTCTCAATGTCTCAGACATAAACAATCTCCTAAAGAAATATTCTTTTGATACAAACCTTTTTAGTACTCTATTATTATTAGAGGATATGAAATCTAAAAATTACATTTCAGGCAATCGAATCAATCACTTACCTAACGAATTTTATGTTAGTGGCCTTACCGAGCATGGCAGAAAGCTAGCTTTGATTCTGAGAAATAGTAAGTCTTAACTCTTCATCCTTCTCGCTCACAATCAACTTAATCTGCTGTGATTCTGTCTCCAGAACATCTGTGACGGACTCAGCGTTGTCGATGAAGATTGGAGCGTAAAAATCAAAGTGCTTGGATAACGTATTGATGATGTCGAGACCGACATTAATTCTTGCTGCGTTGTTCAGGCCTTTGTCATATTCAACGCCGTCTACTGTCGTGATGCATGTCTCTTCGATGTTGCCGTTTTTCAATTCGTCAAATAACTTGAATCTAGCCATCTTAAACTTGTCATTAATCGTATTTTCAATCGTCTTCACTTTAGACTGATTGAACTGATCTATTAGATGGAGTTGGTAGTGCAACTCTTCTTTCACTTCTACTAAGCGCTCTTCTTCCTCTCGCAGATTCTTCACGCGCTCTGTTGATCTTGCGTTCGCCTTAATGTCAGCCTGTGATTCCAGCATGAAAGAAATTTCTCTGTTGTTCGTGTCAATCTTCTGCTGCAGTTCTGCAATCTTTTCAGCATTCACTTTGCTGATTTCATTACGTTGTCTGTTAATATCAGCAATCTTCTGCAGTATTTCGTTATATTCATCTGTCTGTGTCACATCACTAATCTTGTTCTCTGCATCAGTAATCTGAATGTTCAAGCTGTCAATCTCTCGCTGTATATCTGCAGACTGCTGATCAAGTGTTTCTTTCTTCTTTTCAAGTGCAGCGATGGCAGGCTTGAATGTTGCGCCCTGCTGTTTGATTTCATTTCGCTTACGTTGTAGGTTTTCAAGTGTCTGTGATTTATCCTGGTTAAAGTGTTCTAGTGCTTTCTGTCTTGCATCTGCTTTCTGGGCTTCCGGAATCTCTTGACCACAACACGGGCATGATTGTTCATCGTCATGCGTGAATGTTCTTTGGTGTACAAGTTCAATATCTTGTGTGAGTTCTTTGTATTGGGCCAGTTTACTTGTTCGCCTTCTCTTCTGATCCTCAATGTCATCCTCAACTCTCTTTAGTTGTGAATTGATATTCATCTGGTTGGACTTCGACAAATCTAACTTCGATTTCAGCTGCAACACTTTGTTGTGATTGTTACTGTCATGATTGCGTTCAAACTGTGCCAGTTGCCCTCTCAGTTCACTGATCTCGTTTCTCATTCTTACTTCTTCTACACCATTCTCGATGTCTACAATTTCTGCTTCAAGCTGTTTATTCAACTGCTGTAGATGATGAAGTTCTTCTTCATCAATCGCCCGCACTTCGATGATGCTTTTCTGTGCTTCATTGATTCTGACCGGTATATCCTCTATATCAGCATTGGTCTTAGCCAGCTTGTCCTTGACTACCTTCTTCTGGTCCTCAATCTTCTTGCCTTCAAGATATTTCTTAAGAGGATGAAGGTCAGAGTTGCCCTCAATGATGTCTTCATCGCTGACATTGCCGCAGATTTCAAATAACATCTTGCGTCGCTCAGACCAGTGCAGATCATTGAATGACTGAGGATTTGTAACTAGTTTGAAGATGTTCTCATCAATCAGATTCGCTATTTCTTTTTTATAGTTGGTGATTGTAGTCGGGACATCATTAATATACTGCTTGGATGTCCGGCTCTTCGTGTATTCTTTCGCACCGGTCATCTGATTCTTTGAATACTTCGGATGTGATTCTTTTCTCAGCACCAACTTCTGGCCATCCATATCAAATTCAGCTGTTACAGTTGGTACCCGTTCATATTGTTCCTGATTATTTTCATCAACCGGAACAACATTGATTGTCTTTCCAGCCAAGTTTTTATCAAAGAGCAGCCACTGTAAGGCAACTGCAGTTGTCGTTTTACCTGCAGCATTCGCACCATAGATAGCTGCATCTTTACCATCAAAGTCAAAGCCTTTACTTTTCAATCCTGCGAAGTGGTCCATAGCTAGCTTGAGCAGCGTAAGTTTCATCTTTCAGTCTCCCTTCCTCTTTCTTCAGTTCATCAAGAATCGGCTGCATTGTGTTGCAAGTAATTTCAGTTGTAACTGCTAGAGAACGATTGAATGCTCTTCCGGACCAGCCTTCTCTTTCGTTGAACTGAACCACTAATCGCCCATTCTTGATATGCTTGTTGAATCGCTTAGGATCCATGGGATTCTGCTTGAATCCATAGCCCATTAATATAAGGGCATCATTAGGTTTAACTTCCGGCATTTTCAAAATTCCTTTCTTGTGTTATTCTTTTTGTGAGTTATTATCTTTGCGTCCTGATTGCCGTCAGGGCGTTTTTTATTTGCAATAAAATGTGATTCGTCCACCTTTGTCATCAAGGAAGTAAGTATCTTCTTCGACCACTCTGTAACGTGGATTGTTTCGGTATTTAATAAGAGCGGCATTGTATATTCCTTTTTCGTGAAACTTGAACTTTGCTACTTGCTTCGGTCTTTTTTGTAGAAATGGTAGTCTCAATCGTTCTCACCTCCTTTAGAGTTAATTGGTATAATCTCCTTAGGGAAGGAGGTGTATTTATGGGATATTACCGAGGAGCAACTATTTGTTTAAACGGACATGTTGTATCAAATTGGGATAAAAATTATCAGAAACACTGTAAAGAATGTGGATCACAAACGATTTCTAGTTGTACAAATTGTGATGCTGCTATTGAAGGTGAATATCATGAACCCTCAATAATGGTGATAGGAGGAACCTATCAACGTCCAAGCCATTGTCAGGAGTGTGGACACGCATACCCTTGGACTGAGCGTGTGATTAACAATGCGGTCGAATTATTATCACTTGATGAAAACATTTCAGAAGAACATAAGTTAATAATTAAAAATGCTTTTCCAGACTTGATGGTAGAAACACCGGCTACTCCAGTTGCAGTTGCAAAGTACAAGACTTATGTACCAAAAGCAGCCGAAACTGTGCAAAATGGTTTAAAAAATATATTCGTTGACGTTGTCAGTGAAGCCGTGAAAAAGTCTATTTGGGGTTAGACTGACCACAATATTTACAATAGTTATGTGATTTAAGGATTATTTGACCGCATGAGTTGCAGCTCTTGTGGTCTTTTTTCATCAACAATTTATATACAAAATCAGGTATCCAAATATGGAAACTAATTTTCACTTTCTTCATCCTACTCACCTCCCTTCAAGTCCTAGCCATGTAAAGAAACCAACCGCTCCAGCTACCATCAAGCACCCTGTAAAAGTGTAGTCATTATAGTTACTTGCGTTCACCAGCATCATGAGAAGAAATGTATTGATGAAGACCGCAGAAGGCATTACTTTCTTGCTTAATCTGATGATCATCAGCTCACCCTCCACAATTTTTTGTCATCCATAATTCGTTTGTAGTTGCTGTCGAACCATTCACAAAATTCCTTAGCTTTAAGAACATACTCATCACCACTACCAGCCGAAATGTGAACAAATTCATTTATTTCCTTTTGATAAAACTTCAGAAGATCTTTAACAGCATTTTTACTTTTCAGCGGTAGGTGTGACTCAACAACATCTTTAACGCCCCAGTACTTTGTTACAGGTGCAGCTTCTTTCAAAGCTTCCTGCACTTGTTCGTTAATGAAGTCCTGGAAGCTTTCAAGCTCAATCGTGATTTGCATGTGATAACCTCCTTATGCTTCTTGAAATTCATTTTCTCTTGCAAATAGAAACTCGATTTCATATTCAGGAAAGAATGTGTTTTTAATCAGAACAGCTTCACCAAACTTAAAATCAGAAACACCGTTAATTTTGTCGGAAACGGTCTGATATCTTAATTTAAGTACGTCAGCCATGTCTACTAATGAAACACCTTTTTCTTTTCTGACTTTTTCTAGATTTGTCAACATAGTCCTCCCTCCTTCTTAAATACGAATTTTCGTATTTATAATTAAAAAATATAAGGCTTTAAGGGCCTGATTTCAATATATACGAATTTTCGTATTATGTCAACACTAAAATTCGTATTTTTTTATTATTATTTGCTTGATATACGATTTTTCGAATGTTAATATATAGGTACAAAGTAGAAATGAGGTAAATAAAATGTCAAAAGAAAATCATCTTAAATCTTTAATGGAGAAAAAATCTGGTAGCGTTAAAGCTTTTGCCGAAGAAATCAATCTTCCTTATACAACTGTAAGATCAATTCTTGAAAGAGGAATTATGAATGCAAAGGTTGAGAACGTCATTAAGATTTGTAAAGGATTAAACATTAAAACTGAAGATGTTCTTAATATTGACAATTCATCTGCAGAAGATTTTCATGACAACCAAACGGTTGAAGTCATTGCTGCTCATATCGACGATGACGCAACTGAAGAAGAGATTGAAGAAATTCTCGCTTACATAGAAATGAGAAAGAGTTTACGCAAGAACCGTAAGTAAAGGGGTTATGGTCCATGCAGGTCAGAGAGAAGCTAGTTAATCAATTTCCTGAAGTTTCAGTACAGTATGATCCAATGATGCCTGTAAAGTTTGGCGGTTTATATGAACGGAATCACTTACATCCAAATGGTTTAATTTTGCTAACTGACAAACTCAATTATTATTTAGAAAATGGCATCCTTGGTGAAGAGTTCGGACATCATGTGACTACAACAACAGATATTACAGGTTATTACCGTAAGCCGTACAATGTTAATGCAGCTCGTCAGGAATTGCGCGCTCGTCGCTTTGGACACAAACTCTTGATACCACTCGAACAGCTTATTGATTGTTATGAAAATGGCTGCTGGGGTGACATCTATGCGATGTGTTTGCATCTGGAGATTGATCGCAGTTACTTCTCTATTGTGATTGAGGACTATAAAAGTAAGTTTGGTTTATGGATTGAGTATGAGGGATATTTAATTGGCTTTGAGCCGTTAGATATAAAAAAACTATAAGAAGAGGGATGGAAAATTGAATACTGAGCAGTTGATAAAAGAATATTTAAGGAGAAATGGCGTCCAGTTTGATTTTATTGAAGGTGCGGACTTAAAAAAGTTTTCAAGCAATCAATACATTATCATTAAACAAGATGAAAGAGTATTTGATTTAACTGAATTCGATCTTGTCAAAAAAGAACGTGTAATAAAGGCATCAGATGGCAAATCTAAAACTGAGAAATATGAAGAAGTAACAGGACATAAAATAATTTCTTCATTCAATTTGAATGAAATCAGAAATGTTGATATCGATAAGTTTGCAATGAGTAGAGTTTATCATTTTGATAACGGTCAGATTTTAAGAGTCAACGGTAACACAGATGCTTTTGAGAACTATTTAAAGTCAAATAACATCGATTCTCTTTATCTTGACCGCAAGTTTTATCAAAAAATTGCTGGTTTCAGAAGTGGATCACCACTAAAAATGATTACTGCAACTTTGATTTATCTAACTTTGTTATTTCTTGTCTTTACGTTGTTACCAAATACAGCAGCCATGGTTATCGGTACTTTGATGGTACTTGCAGCTTTGACTGGATTTATTGCTTTCGCTGGCATGTCGATATTCAACGCTACAAAAAAAAGGAATGTTAGAAAACCTCTTGTAGGCGTACTTGTTTCCTTTTTGATGCTTATATTTTCTTCAGTAGTTGCTGCAAGTAATGCTGATGAAACACCAGATGGAGCCGATAAATTAGCAAGCACAAATACAACTGAAAGTACTGAAGAAATTTCTACCACTGAGAAACCTACCACTGAAGAGCCTTCCACTGAGAAGCCAAGTACTGAAGAACCTAAAACTGAAAAACCAAGTACAGAGAAACCTGAATCGAAAGTTACTGTTAAAAATGACCGGGATGGTGATGGTGTAACCAACGATAAAGAGAAAGATGAAAAACAAAGAACTTCTTCGCCTGCAACAAACGGGTTAATCTCTGCCACTTTTGCCAAAGCGGTTGATGGTGATACTGCAAAACTTATAGTAAATGGAGAAGAAAAGACTTTCCGTTTCCTTTTAGTAGATACACCTGAAACGAAACATCCTAGAATGGGTGTACAGCCGTATGGTCCAGAAGCATCAGCAAGAACAAATGAATTATTATCGAGTGCTAACAAAATTGAAGTAGAATACGATATCGGTGAAAAGCAAGATAGATATCAAAGACAACTAGCATATATCTATGCTGACGGTAAGATGATTAACGAGATCCTAGCTAGAGAAGGACTTGCACAAGTCACTTACATTTACCCACCTAACACACGACACCTCGATAAGTTAAAAGCAGCTGAAGCTAAAGCTAAATCTGAAAAAATTGGCATCTGGTCTTTAGATAGTGCATTTGAAGAGCAAAGCTCGACTGAAGCTCCAACGGCAGAACCTGTGACCACTGAACCTCCAACTGCTGCACCTGCACCGGTTCAACAGCCACAGGAACAAGTTCAGACTGGCTTCTCTAACTGTACTGAATTACGTTCAGTCTATCCTGCAGGAGTACCAGCAGGACATCCTGCATACCAATCGAAAATGGACAGAGATGGTGATCAATATGCTTGTGAAGCAAGCTAAATCAGGGGATTATCCCTCCCCTTCTTCTTATTGACATTTGATAAAAATTATTGAGGATGGTATAAAAATGACTTTTAAAATTTTAAATGTTACGTTACTTGCTTCATCGCTTATTCTGGCTGCTTGTGGAAATGAACCTGTAGAAAAACAGAAAGAGAAAACAAGTACTGAGACTACTACAGAAGCCCCAACTATAGAAAAGTTGACGACTGAAAAAGCTACGACTGAAGAAGAAACCACTGAGGCTCCTTCAACGGAAGCACCGACAACAGAAGAGCCTACTACTGAAGCTCCAAAAGAAGTAATTGCAGGAGAAAATAATGTTTATGGCTCTATTGGTTCAGCCTTTAAAGAAAAAGGCGCTTTTTACGTAAACGAAAAAGGTAACGTCAATCTGATGGGTGACAAGGATAATATATATCAGGCAGAAAAAAACTTTGATTCAGATTTAGGTTTGACTGTAGAAATGGATGAACCATTTCTAACTGATCATGCATTTGATTTTATGGAAGATGATGCAACAATGGTTCAGAAAATCAGTGATAATGAGTTTGTTTATGAAAGTAAGAAGCTGAATAAAAAGTATGATGTCATGTTTTCGCGTCCGGATGGCAAGACTGTAACAAGAGTTATTGTTAGTCAACACCAAGAATAAAATTAGGGTATCTCTATACCCTTCTTTTTTTACACCATTTTTCCGAAAAATCATTGAAAGGAGGTGAAAAAAATGGCAGTAAAGAAAGTAGGCAAGTCTTATGCTTACGACTTTTATTTTGAAGGCCAGCGATACCGTCAGGGCCGATTTAAGACGAAGGCAGAGGCTCTTCATGCGGAGAGAATACTTTATAATCAGCTGATGAACGGCATCCGGCTGCAGAAAGATTTGACGTTCGCTGAATACTTTGAAAAATGGATGGAGACGAACAAGCTTGAAAATGTTTCTGATCGGACCTACAAGACCTATAAATCTGCGCTGAAACATATTAAGAAAAGTGACTTCGGAAAGATTAAGCTGAAGGACTTGAGCCGGGATAAGTTTCAGGACTTTATTAATGAGTATGCCAAAGAGCATGCCAAGGACACCATCAAGAAATTTAAAGGTGCATGTGGTGCTTGCTTTGAGGCAGCTGTGTTCGATGGTCTGATGATTAAGAATATCAACCATAACATTACTTATACAGCTGGTAAGGAATCGCAGAAGGAAGAAACAAAGTTCATTGAGATGAAGGATTATGAGCGTGTTAAAAAACAGCTGATGAAATCAGACAGCGAGTCTTCACTCTTTCTGTTCGTGATGCTGATCACTGGCGCAAGATTTTCCGGAGCTGCAGCATTAAGAAGAGAATATATTGATGAAGTTAATTCGACTATCTATATTGCAGAGACTAAGACTGATTTATCTCCCCGAACTTTAACAGTGCCGAGAAAGGACCTCAGCCACATTCTGAGAGGCATTGAGCGTCTGCCAGTATATTTGGATGGGAAAGTCTTTCATCTCTCCTACACAGCCGTAAATAAGCAGATAAAGCGTGTATGTAAACAACTCGAAATAGAAGAGGTCACATCGCACGCTCTGAGGCACACACACTGCTCTTATTTGTACGCCAAGGGGTTAAGTATAGAATATATCTCAAAGCGCCTAGGACACGCTAACACGTCCACTACACGCGAAATCTATCAGCATATGTTTAAAGAGACTTTTGTTGATGAAGACGCAAAGGCTATGGAGATTTTAGAGGCAATGTAA